CGGAATTGTCCGTCATATTGAGTACATTTCGGATGCGGATGTGGCCTACGACACCGCGTGCGACAACCAGGTCACCTACGGCGAAGGGTATTTCCGCATTTTGACGGAATACTGCGACGAAAATACATTCGATCAAGACCTTCGCATAGGCCGCATCCGAAATAGCTTCAGTGTGTACATGGACCCGACCATCCAAGACCCTTGTGGCGCGGATGCGGAGTGGTGTTTCATCACCGAAGACATCCCGAAAGCCGATTTTGAGCGTATGTACCCCGATTCAGAGCCGATTTCGTCGGTTTTGCAGCGTGGTGTAGGCGATCAGGCGCTGTCGCAGTGGATTAACGAAAATACGGTCCGTATTGCGGAGTATTTCTACAAAGAACACACCCGCGAGACGCTGAATCTGTATGCCGGCAACCAAACAGCGTTTGACGGGTCGCCCGAAGCGCAAGAGCTGGAGATGCTCGGCCTTCAGCCAATCCGCAAGCGCGAAGTTGACGTAAAACGCGTCAAATGGGTCAAGACTAACGGCTACGAAATTCTTGAGGAACAGGAATGGCTGGGTAAATGGATTCCGGTCATTCGTGTAATCGGTAACGAGTTTGAAGTTGAAGGCCGCATGTACGTGTCGGGGCTTGTGCGTAACGCCAAGGACGCCCAGCGCATGTACAACTACTGGGTGTCGCAGGAAGCAGAGATGCTGGCCTTGGCGCCCAAGGCGCCGTTCATCGGCTACGGCGGCCAGTTTGAAGGCTACGAACAGCAATGGAAGACGGCCAACACGACAAACTGGCCGTACCTAGAAGTTAATCCCGACGTGACAGACGGTCAGGGCGCAGTCCTGCCGCTGCCACAACGTGCCCCGCCGCCGCTTGCCCAGACGGGCTTGATTCAGGCGAAAATGGGTGCTGCCGACGACATCAAGGCCGCGACCGGCCAGTACGATGCCAGCCTCGGTATGCGGTCCAATGAGCGCACGGGTCGGGCCATCTTGGCGCGTGAACGGCAAGGCGACACAGGCACTTATCATTTTGTAGACAACCTAGCTCGTGCTATTCGCTATGGGACGCGCCAACTCGTTGATTTGATTCCGAAGATTTACGATACCCAGCGTATCGCGCGAATCGTTGGCATCGACGGAGAGACCGCAACGGTCAAAATCAACCCGATGCAGGCTGAGCCTGTCCGTCGGTTGATGAACGAGACGGGCATCGTGATTGAGAAGATTTATAACCCGTCTGTCGGTAAGTACGACGTGGCGGTCACGACCGGCCCGTCCTACGCGACCAAGCGCCAGGAGGCGATGGACGCGATGGGGCAGATTTTGCAAGCCAACCCAAACTTGTGGCAAGTCGCAGGCGACTTGTTCGTCAAGAACATGGACTGGCCGGGCGCGCAGGAAATCAGCAAGCGGCTCCAGAAGGTCATTGATCCGAAGCTCTTGGCGGACGAGGACGACCCGGCGCTTCAGGCTGCTCAGCAGCAAATGGAGGCTATGGGGCAAGAAATGCAGATGATGCAGAGCATGCTTCAGCGCGTGCAGCAGTCCATGGAAGCCCGCGAGGTGCAGATCAAGGAGTTTGAAGCCGAGGTCAAGGCGTATGGCGCTGAGACCGACCGCATCAAGGCAGTTGAAAGCGGTTTGAGTGAGGAGCAGATTCAGGACATTATAATGGGCACTTTGGCCGGTATGATGAATAATGGCGAGCTTGTGTCGCCTAGCGCAGAGCGCGAGATGCCTATGCAGCCTGAGATGGGCATGGAAGCCCCGCCGCCGATGCCGCCTGAAATGGGCATGGGAGCGCCACCACAATGAGCTGTGAAGTCTTTATTGGGCACATCTTTTTAGCTCGGGATGTTGCCCATTCGACGCATTTAAACACCCGTAACTACGCAAAACATAAGGCTTTGCAAAAGTTTTATGAGGGCGTTATTAAGCTATCGGACGCATTTGCTGAGGCGTATCAAGGCCGGCGTGGGCTAATTGGCCCAATTGCGCTACAGTCGGCTAAAAAGACCAACAATGTGTTGGAGTTTTTGCAGGACGAGCTGAAGACGCTTGAGGAAATGCGTTACACGGTTTGTAGTAAAGAGGATACTCCTCTACAAAATTTGATTGATGAGATACTGACGTTGTATCTTACGACCATTTATAAACTGCGCTTTTTAGCGTGAGGGTAGAACATGGAACTTCTTAATCCGATGGCCGATGCCGTATACCCCGGTCGTACGGTAGCGTACACGGGCACCGCTGGCTCCACGGCGACTTGGCAGTCTGGCCCGCAGGGCGTTGTCATCTGGTCAACGACCCCGGCCTACGTTGTAGTCGGTGAGGGCGTCACTGCGACAACCTCCAGCACCCCGATCCCGGCGTTTACGCCGATTCCGTTCATTGTGCCGCAGGGCACTGGCGCGCCCTGGCTAGTAAGTGCAATTCGTGTGGCGGATAGCGGCGACGTGTACGCCAAACCTATCAACATCCGATGAGTTGGGGTGTCGCACTGCGAAACGGCGTAGCGATTGGCCTTGGAGCCGTCGCAACGTTGTTTTCAGGCACGCGTGATAGCGGCGCTTCGGTCGGCAACTTGCTGACGGAAGCAAGCGACAACTTGGTTCAGGAAGACGGCGGCCAACTGCTGCTGGAGTGATAAATGGCTATTATTAAAATATCTGAGTTGCCTGCTGCCGATTCGCCGGTATCTCCGTCGGATGTAGCGCCGTTTTTGCAAAACGGTGTAACTAAAAAAGCGTCTATTGATCAATTTGGTTTTTTGCAGAGCGGCACTAGCGCGGTAACCCGCACTATCCAAAACAAATTGCGCGACGAGGTTAGCGTAAAAGATTTTGGTGCTGTGGGCGATGGCATTGCCAACGACGCTGCGGCTATTCAAGCCGCCATCAATGCTGTTAGCTCAAACGGGATCGGCGGAAAAGTAATTTTTCCTCCTGGAAAATACAACATTGGCACGACTAGCCTAACTATTTATCAAAACATCATTTTTTCCGGTGCTGTTACTCGATACGCAGGGGGAACAACTCGCGGCACGTCTATAATTTACACCGGATCTGGTTCAGCCATTTACGGCGAAAACATCCTTGATGCGCAAATTTTAGACTTAGATATTGATTGCACCGGGGCAACTGGCGTTTATCCTAACGGTCACGGCATTTATTTGAACGGCTGTTGGAAAACAACCCTCAGAAACGTTACCGTTCGGGGGCTTACCCTAGCAAAAGGTTACGCTATTGCTATTGATACTAACCCTGACGCATTTGGCCCGCCAAGCCCATCAAATGCTTGGGGTGGTCAGCATAACTATCTAGAACAAATTGAAGTTGCTGATGGCACTATTCTTTTCTTAGGGACTGGCGGAAATGATGCTGTGACAACCACAGTCTGTAACACCATTCGCGGGTATCAGTATGAAATTGCAAGCAGTCAAATCGTATTTATAAATTCCACGGCTGAAGGTTGGTCTACCGGCGCGGGGTTTACTTTTTATGGCCAAGGTTGCGTTGGGTTATTGTTAGGCTGCGATATTGAAGGTGCGGGTTCGCCTGGCATTAGTGTTGGCGGTTTTGCTGAAGTTAGAGAAGTAGGAACTATTTGGGCTGGGTTTAGCGGGGCCGTCAGAGTCGGCGGTTCTGACCCAATGGCACCGATGCGCTCGTATGGCGGTAGGTTTGAATTTCTTTCTGAATTGTTAGCCACGAACACACCAACGTCTATTTTGTCGGCTGGCAATCAGAACAATGGTGGATACATTAGCGATTATGTGGTTCCTACCAATTTAATTGGCGGCTCACAAACAGGTCATCGTTTGTGGAAACGCTTAAGCGGTGGGACGGAATACACAGATCATAACTGGCAACAACACGCGTACATTCAAAACGCTATATCAACCAGCTCAACGTCTGCCGCAACAATTTTTACAATTCCAGTGACAAACGGTCAAGGATTAAAGTTATCGGCACACGCCATGGGGACTCAAGTTGGCGATGCCGTATATTCAAATAGCCGTGGGTGTAATGTCATTAACACGGGCGGCACGTTAACTATTGTGCAAGATACCCAAGTAACGTGCGGCGCTCCCAATGCTATTTCTTTTACGGCTAGTGGGTCAAACGTACTTGTGCAAATTACTCCTACAACTGCCAACGCTTCGCAAGGAACCATGACGGTTGAAATTCGCGGACTGTGGACTTCATATTCTTAAAGGTGATGTATGGCCGATAAAAAGATTTCTCAGCTTACTAGCGCTTCAACGCCGGTCGCCGGCACTGAGGTTCTGCCGGTCGTTCAGGGCGGCAGCACGGTAAAAGTTTCTATTGACAACCTCACCGCAGGCAAATCCGTCAGCGCATCAGCGTTCACTTCGACAGGCGATTCGTCATTTAACAGCGTATCCGTTGGTCGTGGTGCTGCTAACGTAACTACAAATACCGCTGTTGGAACTAGCGCATTGGGCGCAAACCAAGCGGGCGGCACCAACAACACCGCTGTTGGGTACCAAGCTCTCGATGCCAACACAACTGGCGATCAAAACACAGCAGTTGGTGAAGCTGCTCTTGGGGCGGCATCTACGGGAAGTGGGAATACCGCTATTGGGTATGGCGCCGGTTCGGCAATTACTACAGGGTCTAAAAACGTAGTTGTCGGTGGGTATAGCGGAAACTCTGGCGGTTTTGATATTCGCACGTCGAGCAACATTGTTGCGCTTTCAGATGGCGACGGTAATTTGATGGAAGTCCTTAACGGCGCAAACACCGTGTTTTTTGCCCCGCAAGTAAACGTGCAATTGCAAAGATTTACGAAAACAATTTCGTTAAATGCAAACGCAACGACCGATTTAATTACGTTTACGCAAACTTCGTATCAAATGAATGTATTCGGCAATTTTCAAATTTTCTTCGTTGATGCTGGCTATCCAAATGGTTGCATTAGTCAACTATCTAATGCGGCAGCTACAACTACAACCGGCGCTGGTTCGGTGACTAATACTTACAATGTAATTAACGCCGCACAAGCACAAGTTGGCACAATATCTTTAACTTTTGCAGCCGCAACTTCTAAAACTGTTAGCGTGCAAGATGGTATTTTTAAGTTAACCGGCGCAACAAACGCCGATACTTCTGGTACGTGCGTAATTATTTTTACCGGAATTATTAACGGGTGTACCGTTTCGTGAGTTTGTTTGTTGAAAACTATGTAGCGGGATCAACCGTTGCCAGACGGTTAAATATGTCGATTGTGCCGACAACGTTTAAGCGCCAAATTGTTTTTGTGCGCGATCCGGTAAAGCGGTTTTGGTCGGCGGTAAAAAAACAGCACCCAATCGTTGACATGGAAAACGGTATTGCCAAAGCCCTGCATGAGCTTGGTAATCTTGCTTTGGCGCCAGAGTCGCGTTTTTTTTCGGTTATTCATTTTGCGCCTCAAGTAACCAATCTGGAAGGCAAAACGATTGGACACGTTGTACCGTTGGATTTGGCTTTTATGGATAACCTAAAAACCGCTCTGTCTAATTATCCCGTTCGATGGATTGAAAATTTTAACTTAGAGGTAGCCGTAAAAGACGCCCGCAACGCGACCGACAGTTCGCGGGACGCCGAGGCAGTGGCCTATATCCATAGCGAACTGGCCATCATTGGCAGGCTAAAAGAGCTCTATGCAGACGATTTTGCTTGGTGGAACGACTCCTGTAGCAAAATCACCACATAACAAGGTATGCTTTACCCGTACTGGTCCGGTTGACCAGGGATTCATTAGGAATCAAAATGTCTGAAAACGAAGTTATAGCGGAACAAATACCCGCGCCGGAACCGGAAGCTACGGCAGCACCGGAACCCGAAGTTGTTGCCCAAGAGGCAACTCAGCCGGAGGAAAAGCCTGCCAAGACGTTCTCCCAAGAGGAGCTCGACGCGCTGGTAGGCAAACGACTTGCACGGGAACGTCGCAAGTGGGAACGAGAGCAAGCGCTAAAAGCGCCTGAGTCCCAAGCTCAGACGCCCGCCACGCTGCCTGACCGGGACATCGACCCCGACGCCTACGCGGATGCTTTGGCAACCCGCAAGGCCGAGGAGTTGCTGGCCAAACGGGAGGCAGACCGGCAGCAGCGCGAGCTGTTGATGGCCTATAAGGAACGTGAAGAAGCGGCTTTTGACAAGTACGACGACTTTGAACAGGTCGTGTACAACCGATCGCTGCCAATCACGAACGTGATGGCCGAGACGATTCAGGCTTCGGATGTTGGCCCCGATGTAGCATACTACTTAGGTTCTAACCCCCGCGAAGCTGAACGTATTTCCCGTTTGTCGCCCTACCTACAAGCCAAGGAGATTGGTAAGATTGAGGTCAAATTGACCGACAATCCGCCAGTTAAACGAACAACCAACGCGCCCCCGCCGATTAAGCCTGTGACGGCTAAAACCGTAGGCGCGCCGGCCCGAGACACGACGGACCCACGCTCAGTCAAGGACATGAGCACGTCGGAGTGGATCGAAGCCGAGCGTCTGAGGCAGATTAAGCAGTGGGAAGCGCGACGTACCCGCTAACTTCTTTTTTGGAGATTTATTGTGGCTAATACACTTCTTACTATTGACATGATTACGCGGAAGGCTCTGGAAATCCTGGAGAACAACCTCGTAATCACCCGCAACGTGAACCGTCAGTACGACGACAGCTTTGCTGTCGAAGGTGCCAAGATTGGTTCGACCCTCCGCATCCGTCTGCCGGATCGCGCTCTTGTGACCGACGGCGCTGCGCTTCAGGTTCAGGACGACAACGAGCAGTTCACCACGCTCACCGTCGCCTCGCAGAAGCACATCGGCGTCAATTTCACCAGCGCCGAAATGGCCCTCCAGTTGGACGACTTCGCCGAGCGCGTGCTCAAGCCGCGTATCAGCCAGCTCGCCTCCAGCATCGACGCCGACGTGGCAAGCTCGTACAAGAACGTGTTTCAGTCGGTCGGTACGCCTGGCGTCACCCCCGGCACCTCGCTCGTTCTGTTGCAGGCGCAGCAGAAGCTGAACGAAGCTGCCGCTGGTATGGCTCCGCGCTACGCCACCGTCAACCCGGCGGCCAACGCGGGCCTCGTTGAAGGCATGAAGGGCTTGTTCAACCCGGTTGATTCGATCAGCCGCCAGTTCAAGAACGGCATGATGGGCGAAGGCATCCTCGGCTACGACGAGATTAACATGTCTCAGTCGATCAAGCAGCACACCAACGGCTCGGCTTCGCGCGCGGACACCCCGATCGTGAAGACCACGCTTGTCAACGGCGCCAGCAAGCTGACGCTCGACAACGTGACCGATGGCTTGACCTTGGTGCCTGGCGACGTGTTCACCATTGCTGGCGTGTATGCGGTCAACCCGCAGACCCGCGAGTCCACTGGTGCGCTCCAGCAGTTCGTGGTGCAGAACAGCGTGACCTCGGCCTCGACCGAGTTCGTCGATGTTCAGTTCCTGCCGGCTGTGTACGGCCCGACGCACGCCCTCGCCACGGTCAGCAAGCTGCCGACCGCCGGTGA